AGAGTGGATGCCGAAATGCACTCAAGAACAGTGCACCAAAGACCGGTGAATTCGGCATGACAAGAGAGATTGCCACGTCGCTGCTTCGCAGCTCCTCGCAATGACAAATAAGGGCGAACACGCAGGTTCGCCCCTACCCAACAAAGACATTGAGACAATTAGAGTGAATAAACGGCTTGACATAATGAGAAAAATTCCATATAATGATAGGGTAACTCAATACAGCAGGCGACTGCTGGACGGCGGGTAACCGCCGAGCAAACCCGGCGAGTCCGGGTACAAGTGGAGACGAGCGCCCACACATTCGAAAGAGTGTGTGGGCGCTTCTCTATTCGGAGGTGAATATGAAGATCTTCAAGATGTGTGTTTTTGCCCTGGTGGCATTGGTGATCCTGGCTCTTGTGCTGACGATACCAGTGATGGGTGCGAGTGTGGAAAAGAACGGGGCCGAGCTGGCGCTGTTCCCGGCGGGTGTGCCGACGGCAACCGGCTTTTTCGATTTTCTGAATGCATTCCTGGCAGCCCTGCCGATGCAGCTTCTTGCATTGTTGGTGTTGATTAGCGCCAACCTGATCCTGGCCGTGGCTGTGGCTATCAAAAATAAAAAGTTCGAATGGAAAAAATTCGCCGACTTCTACATCCGACAGGTGATTCCGTACATTCTAGGATGGGGTGCGTTCGGGGTGGTGGCTCATTTCTCTATTCAGACGGTGCTTGGACCAGAGTACGGTGTGATCGCCAGCGATACGGTGACGTGGGCAGCCTGGCTGATCGTGGTTGGCGCACTGGGCGCAAAGATCGTTGAGAATGCGAAGGCGTTATATGGGAAGATCCCGTTCGAGATCCAGGCGGGCCCGCAGTAATGGTCCATCAGCGGACGGGGGCTTTACCGGTATCGGATGACTGGCGGGCTTCGGTCGAGAACAGGCTGACCCGCCTGGTCAGTTTTGTGGATGGAAATGGAGAGCCAGGTGCAAAGTCAGAGATCAGAAATATCAAGAAAGATGTCGAAGGACTTTGCACCGATCTCACCACCCTGGGTGTGAGGACATTCGGAACACCTGAGGAAGAAGGCGGGCTTTCCAAGCGAGTGAGTGAGATCGAAAAACTGATGATCCAAAACCAATCCATCATCAAGTTTGGCGTTTTTATTATGAGCGCCTTGGGCATATTGATCATTTCGCTTCTGTTTGGAATTTTTACCGGGGAATATTCCTTGGTGAGGACACAATAGGATGGACTTCAAATTCGAACCAGGTGTTTTGAGCCAATTGGCGCTTGATCTTCAGCTCGATCCGGAGGATGAGATCGAGACCTTTTCACTCGATGAAGCCCGGTTGAAGATGGAAGCCCTGAAACATGCCCTCAATGTGAAAAACATCGACGGTGTTGACACGGCGGACGGTGCCCAGTGGATGGAGACCTTCGACGAGCTGATCGCCGAGGGGTGGAAGTGGAAGGTAGCGGCTTACATCGCATGGGCGAGCAGCCCACGGATCGGACGGAAACCGGCCACCCAGGACGAGCTGGCGAGAGATGTATTGGGCCTGACGAGTGACCGGGTGATCGCCAAGTGGCGAAGGAATAACCCGACCATCGACCGGGTGATCAGCGTGCTGCAGGCGGCTCCGCTGCTGAAGTACCGAGCGGATATCTTCGATGCTTTGGGATGGAGCGCCTCGCAGAAGGACCACCGCAGCAACCCGGACCGCAAGCTGGCAGCCGAGATGATGCACGATTATGAGCCGCGGGCCAGGCTGGATATCAACGATAGCCGCAAGGCGGTGGATCCGGTGGATATGACCGAGGAGGAGCTGGCCAAGATCGAGAAGCAATCGGGCACGAAGCTGAAGGAAAACCCTAAATGACAGCTCCGGCAATGGGTGTGACCTATGTTTCACCTGAGACGGCACGGGCCGAGCGGCTGCGCAGGGAGACGGCACGCCTGGATCTGAACGCGTATACGAATTATGTGTACCCATGGTTCAAGAATGCCGCTCACCATAGACTGGTGAACGAGAAATTGATGCAGGTTATCCGGTATATCGAGACCGGCGGAAAAGAGGGGATCGGGTTTTTGATGCTGAATCTTCCCCCTCGTCACGGGAAAACCACCCAGGTGAGCCGCGTGACGCCTTCTTTCCTGCTGGGGCGCAATCCGGACAGCCGGGTGATACTGGCAAGCTACGGCGCCGACTTGGCGCAGGACGACAGTCGGGCGGTACGGGATATCGTGACCGGCGAGCGGTTCAATGCGTTGTTCGGGCAGAAGAGCCGCTTCGAGGCGCCGGTGATGCTTTCGGATGACAGCCGGAGCATCGGTAATTGGAACTTGGCAGACCCACACCGGGGGGGCGTAGTGGCCGCCGGTGTAGGAGGGGGTATTACCGGTAAGGGGGCGGACTTATTGGTTGTCGATGATCCGTTCAAAAACCGAGAAGAGGCGGAAAGTGAAGCGTACCGGAAACGGGTAATAAGCTGGTGGCAAAGCTCAGCCTATACCCGTCTTGAACCAAGCGGGGCGGTGATCATTACACACACGCGCTGGCACCAGCAAGACCTGGCGGGGGAGCTACTGATGGAGATGGCCAGCGATCCGCTGGCGCCACAATGGGAAGTGCTGTTCCTGCCTGCGTTGGCACTCGAGCCGGATAACTACCCGAAGAACGCTGACGAGTTCCGGGAAAACCTCTTAAAGGGCATTTTTATACCTTATGCGGACCCGATGGGGCGCGAGGCGAATCATCCATTATGGCCTGAGCGGTACGACGGCCCACGGCTCGAGAGGATACTGCACACCTCGGGTGAGTATGAGTTCACCTCGCTATATCAACAACTACCAAGACCGGCCAGCGGCGGAATGTTTGAGGAAGAGGATTTCAAGCTGATCGAGAAGGCACCGGAGGGTTTGACCTGGTATGCATATGTGGACCTGGCGCTGGGTGAAAGCGCCCGCAGCGACCTGAATGTGACCGGGGATGTGGCGCTGGATGATAAAGGCAATTTGTATATCCGGGACGTAATGGAAGTTCGGGACCTAACGAACTTCTTATCGGCGCTGGCGGGGCGAATGGTTCGAGAAGACAAGAAGGGCGTGGTCTACGGGTTCGAGTGGGTGAGCTTCCAGGCGCTGGTGCTGAAGGACTTCCGGAAGAAGAAAGAACTGGTGAATGTGGCCATGTACCCGGTGAAACCGATCGGAAGCAAGGAAGACCGGGCGCGGGCGTGGCACAGCCGGGCGAAGGGGAAGCAGGTCTACCTTGTGAGAGGTGAATGGACGATGAGCTTTATCCATCAGGTGGTGAGCTTTCCACAGGGGAAGCATGATGACCAGGTGGATATGGTGAGCGGTGGGGTTCAAATGATCGCGCAGCATGTGGGCGGGGTCAAGCAAAAGGCGACATGCCATGAGGGCTAACCATGATGACTGACTTGGAACGGGCGATAAAAGCGCTGAGCGGAAAACAAGAGAAATATAACACGCTGTGGGATTACTACGACGGCAAACAGCCGCTGCAGTATTCAACCCAGAGACTGCGGGAAGTGTTCAACAAGATCGATGTGCGGTTCACGGAGAACTGGCTTTCGATGGTGGTGGATGCGGCGCTTGACCGGATGCAATTATTCGAGATGGACGTGAGAGACGATAACTTGAATGCGATTCTGGACGGGGTTTGGGAGGATAACCTGCTGAGCCAGGATGCGCTGGATGCGCACCAGGCGGCGATGGTGACATCGGAGGCATTCCTCATTGCTTGGCCGAACCCGAACAATGCGAGCGGGATCGAGGTATTTTACAACGACCCGCGGCTTGTGCACTTATTCTATGCTCCGGATAACCCGAAAAAGAAGAATTTTGCAGCCAAGTGGTGGCGGGATGAAGAAGAGTCCGTTTTCCACCTGGTGCTGTATTACACGAATTGGGTCGAATGGTATGTAAGCCAGAAGATGGATGAGAAGACGATACCCGATAAGGCCAGCCAATTCGAGGTTGACACAACACACGGCGTCGACGGAATGGTGAAGAATACGACCGAGGAGATCCCGGTGTTCCATATCCGGGGGGGGACGAGACCGTACAGCCAGATCGAAAAGGTGATGGACCTGCAGGATGCGGTGAACAAGATGCTCTCGGACATGATGGTGGCGGCAGAATTTGGGGCGTTCGCTCAACGGT